TTAAAAACGCAAAAGCCGGGGATATCGTAATATTCACATGGGACGGAACCAGCCGGGACCACATCGGCTTTGTAGTGAAAAAGATATCCGACACGGTACTGGAAACCATCGAAGGCAACACCGGCACCAGCAACTACAACACAAGCGAGGTCGAGATTCGGAAGCGTCCCGCTTCGTGCATCTACGGGATCTATCGCCCGAAATACGGGGAGGCGAAGAAAGTGGCATACGGAGAAATACGCAAATACAAGTGCAAACAAGTCGCGCACGTATACAAGGACCATTCCATCGCCTCTGGCAGAACGGGAGCGGATACGAACCCCGGCTCGGTCTATTCCGCAACGAAATGGGCCGACGAATGGGTCTACATCCCGTACCTCAAAGGCTGGGTGCCGACGACCGGATCCGGTGGTGTTTACCTCGAACGGCTGACCAAGATCAGATACATCGTGACAAACCCGACCGGGGTCAATATCTACAAGGACCACAGCACCAAGAGCACGAAGCTCGACAACGTCATCTGCGGTTCGTTTCTGACCGTGACCAAATGGTACGGCAACTGGGGCTACGCTCCGGCTGTCTCCGGCTGGGTAGCGATGAGCTGTCTGAGCGAGGAAACGCTCGGGACAAGACTTTTCCGGGACTGCGTGATAAACGGTCACAAACTAGCAGACGCAGGAGTCCGATATAGTCAGGCATCGCCGCCGGCAACGTTAGCCGGCGCCATAAGGGAAAAGCGGACAGACTGTGCCCATTACGTGTCCTTTGCGCTTCAGGACGAGGGACTGATCCCGAAAGGGCAGTATATCTGGTTAGATAAAAGCATCCACGGAAGCGGCGCGGATGATATCAAAGCGTCAAAGCGGGTCCGCATCCAGTACAATCTCGGGAAGTCTGCCAAACAGATCCGCCTCCCGATCGGGGCAATAGTCGGCTACGGCTACACCATCAGAGGCGTAAAAGGGCAGCACACGCAGATGATAGCCGGGTACACCTCTGCAGGCAATCCGCTGTTCATGTCCGGCGGGGTCTCGGATGTAAACGGGAAGAACTACGGGCCGAAAAGAAAAACCACATACGAGAACAGGGAAATCGATGTCTTAATTCTCCCGCTTTAATCTGAATAAAACCGCAGTAATCGTAATTAAACATCAAAGGGGCTTGTGTACCTCCGGGCCCCGGGATCATTCATTTTTTCTCCTCGAAGGAAGGCCGGGCACAGACCCGGTCTTTTTTCGTTGGGATAAATGTCAAATTGCCTATTGCAATATTGCAACGAAAGGTGTATGATAACAGAGGTGGTAACAAGATAACAAAGGGTTCCTGCAGGGGAGCCCAATATAAAAACCCATAACTATTCCTAAAATCATAATTCACAGGATATTTTGGAATAGGGCAGGGGATAACTAAATAACAAATGCTATCATGTCACCACCATTACAAGGGGGTGACTTTTTTTATGATTACGAAGAAACGGAAACAGTTCTACTGCATCGCCGCAACGGACCCGGAGGAGTTCCAGGACAAGATGAACACCGTCCTGTCCCGGCATCTGGAGCCCGAGATCACGTTCCCGAACATGCCGCTGACCGCCTACGTTGTCGTGACGACTCAGGAACTGGTCCCGGAAACGCTTGCGGACGAGTACCAGCTGCAGGGCAAGTCGTTTTACTGCGGAGACTGCCCGCACCTCATCAAGAGCGAGGACAGGAGAAAACGCTGGCACTACTGCGAACACGAAGACGGACCGTGCAGGGAAGACACGCCGGCCTGCGAGGACTTCTACAGGTGGCTGAAACGCGGCGACATCAAACCGATCGGGAAGGAGGCATAAATGCAGGGCAGACCGTGGAAGAACATCTACCCGACGCTCAAGTGGTGGATGGAGAGAGAGGGCAGGGACCCGGAATGGCTCGGGCTGGTTCTGTGTCTGAACAAGATGCAGTTACGGAACCGGCTCAGCGGCAGGACCGAGTTCACCAGACTGGAGCAGGAGCGGATGGCACAGGAGACAGGGGTGCCGAAGAAGATGCTGTTTAGGAAGGAGGAGGTTTAATGCTGTTAAAGGGTTGGGTCCGGCTAGACAGCCGGACACTGGTGAACCACATCAACGGGAAGCTCTCGCAGAAAGAGCGGGACGACTTCCGAAGACATGACGGGCAGAAGGGCGCGTACGATTTCTTCTACGACCCGGAGACAGGCCGGACCACGGTCAGAGTGACAGAATACCCAGAGTGGCCGTAGAAGGCCATAAATCGAGCCAGAACGAAAGAAAACGCAGAAAAGGTATATTGATACCAGAAAGGAGAGAAACGATGAAAACGATCGGAATATTGCTGATATTTCTCGGCATCGCCTGTGCCGATTCGCCAAGCCTGATCGTGCCGGCGGTCCTGCTGGGACTGGGTGCGGCCCTGTACCGGGCAGGAGAAAAGAAAACGGTCCGCGACGTTGGGGGAGCCGGGACCGCAAAGAAATAGGCTTTCTTTTGTAACCAAGAAGATTGTAACAGAACGCCACGACAAATGCAATGGCAAAGTGCCGCTGGGCGCAGATGGGCAAAGGCAAAGAACAGTAGTGTACGGGCAAGCAGCGGAAAAGTAAAGAATCGCAACGCGAGGAATAGCAGGGGAGCTGCACAGAGTGACATTGCGGCGGAATAGAGTTGATCTGGTCGGCGATGGAATAGAATAGCTTTGGACAGCTGCGGAATGGTTTCGAATCGTTCGGGATCGCTGCGAATGGCAGAGTAATGGCAGCGCGCATAATAGCGAAGAGAAGTTACGGAATGGAAACGCACGGAAAAGTGATGAATCGATCGGTTTGGTGATGGAAGAGCGTTGAACTGTTTCGAACTGCTGGGGATATGCATTGCAAAGCGTTGCGGGGCGAAGGATGAGTATTGCACAACGGAGAAGAGCAAAGCAGGGGAAAAGTGAGGAATTGATTGGTGACGGAAAAGTGACGCATTGCAAAGTGCTGTGAAGCGACGGCAAAACAACCAATCATCAAATGAGAAACGGAGAAGGAAAAAAATGGAAACAAGAAGAATCAGAATCGAAACGATCGACGAGATGCTCGGAACGAACCCGAGCGACCCGGAGATCCACGCACGTTTTATCTCGAGCAAGGCACCGGACGCGGAGAGCCGTGAGGAAGAGTTGAAACATCTCCCGGCTGACGAGATGACGAACCGGGAAATGACGGTGTTCTACAGGGACGCAGACGGAAACCCTGAGATGGCATGTAACCACATGTACGGCTTCTTCAAATCGGCTTGCGGATTCCTCCGTAACGTGGACGGCATGAAGTCAAAGAAGTTGACCAGCTACAAGAAGAAAATCGACGGACTGATCCGGGTCTATCCGGACGCGTCCGACAAGCGTGGGCGGTTCATCCCTCTGCACATGCCGGAAGGCGGCGAGGTCGGAAACTGCCAGAGACCGCTCCGTGCCCAGACGATGCAGGGCGAGCGCGTGGCACTGGCGAACAGCGAAACGGTTCCGGCTGGTACATGGTTCGAGTGCGATATTCTCGCAGTTGATCCGAAAATGTGGGATCTGATCGAGGAGTGGCTGGACTATGGAGAGCTGAACGGGCTCGGGCAGTGGAGAAATTCTGGTAAAGGCGCGTTTGTTTGGAAGTATGTGGAGGAATAAAACATGGAAGACAACAAGAGAGAGATGACGATGGACGAGCTGAGGCTTATAGCGCAGCAGTACCAGCGTTGGTGGACAGACGAAACGAGAGAGACGGAGAAGCTCAGGAAGCAGGTCGAGGAGCTGCAGAAGCGCATCGACGAACTGGAGGATACTGTCAACTTCCGTGCCGCAAGCATCGAGGAACTGGAGATCGTCAACGAGACGCTCCGGGAGAAGAACGCGAAGCTGTTCGGAGAGGTCTGCGGGCTTAAGTTCGCGATCAGATGCCGGGAGATGTTCAACGATTATATCCCGGAGGAAGGAGAGACCGCATGACACTTTATGAGCTGACCGGAGAATATATGGCGCTGCTTTCAGCGCTTGAGGAAGGCGACGACGAGCTGCTGGACGATCTGCTCCGCATCGAGGGAGACATCGAGGCGAAGGCGGAGGGATACGCGAAAGTCATCCGAAATCTGGAGGCTGAGATCGATGCGCTGAAAGCGGAGGAAAAGAGGCTGAACGACCGGAGGAAGACCGGGGAGAAAAGCCTCGACCGCATCAAGAGCGCGCTGAAGGCTTCGATGGAGATCACCGGAAAAACGGACTTCAAGAGCGGGATCTTTAAATTCAAGATCGTCGGAAACGGCGGGAAGGCTCCGCTGGTCAACGTACCGGACCCAAAGGACCTCCCGGATGAGCTGCGGCGCGTCGAGTACAAGGCGGATGGCGACGCGATCCGGGAGTACATCAAAGAAACGGGCGACCTGAGCTATGGAGAGATCGGAGAGCGCGGAACGCGCCTCTCGATCAGGTAAAGAAGGGAGAAGGAAGAATGGCATCACCGATCTGTATCATGGGCGAGAGCGGAAGCGGAAAGACGACCAGCTTCCGAAACATCGATCCCGCCACTACGCTTTATGTCGACTGCGACAAGAAGGGGCTTTCGTGGAAGGGGTGGAAAAAGGATTTCAACAAAGAGAATAAGAATTACGTCACGACCGACGACCCGAAGGTCGCGCTCGGGATCCTGAAGGCCGTCAACTTCAAGGAAGAGTACAAGCACATCAAAGTGATCGTGTTCGATACGATCAACGGCTTGATGGTCGCCGATGAGATGCGCCGGATGAAGGAGAAAGGCTATGACAAGTGGCAGGACCTCGCTGCATGCATCTATGAGCTGGTGGACACAGCGCTCACGGTCCGCGAGAACCTGACGCCAATCTTCATCGCGCACACGCAGACGGACCACGACGAAGCCGGTTACATGTTCACCCGGATCAAGACCAGCGGGAAGAAGCTCGACAAGATCGTGCTGGAGTCGAAGTTCAGCACGGTCCTGCTTGCGAAGTGCAGCGACGGGAAATATGTCTTTGAGACGCAGAGCGACAAGAGCACCGCAAAGTCTCCGCTCGGGGCCTTCGAAGCGAAAGAGATCCCGAACGACATCGTGGAAGTATTAAAAGCGCTTGAAGAATTTTAGAAAGGGGAAACGAAAATGAGCAAAAGACCGCAGGATTATAGACCGGAGGTGCCGCAGAGCGTGAGGGCGCTGCCGGCAGGAGGATATATCTGCACGATTGAAGGGATCAAAGAAGGCACGACCTCAAGCGGAAAGCAGGTCGTTGCCGTACGGCTCGAGATCGCGGAAGGGGAGTACAGAGGATACTTCCGTGAGAAGTACAACGCGCGGAAAGCGCGGAGCCAGTCAGCCGAGTGGCCGAGGGACGGAGTCTATCAGTTCTTCTTTTACGACGTTGACGGCGTGAGCTCGTCAAGAGCGCTGAAGAGTTTCGGCGGCACGCTTGACGACATCGGGGTCAAGCTGTTCGATGATAACGACGACCTCGATGTGAGAGCGATCACAGGAAAGCGGATCGGAGTCATCTTCCGGAGGGAAGAGTTCAAGTATTCTGACGGATCCGGGAAGACCGGATGGACCACGAAGCCATACTACACGAGACCGGCGAGTGACATCTCTGCAGGTAACTACACGGTCCCGGATGACAAACCGCTCGGGAAGGTTGAGAAGGCCTTCACGGCAACAGACGATGATATCCCGTTCTAAGGGCAACGAACACGGCCGGGCTTCGCAAGGAGCCCGGCACGTATGGAGGAAGAGATGACGGAAGGCGGATACGTGAAACTATTCCGCAGCATGAAACGCTGGGGATGGTACAAGGACCCAAACACGAAGGCAGTCTTCATCGAGCTGCTTCTCCGCGCGAACTATGAGCCCGGGGAATATCTCGGACACCGAATCGAGGCCGGTCAAGCGGTCTACGGGAGAAAAGAGCTGGCTGCCTGTCTTGGGCTTTCGGAAACGCAAGTCAGGACAGCCATCAAACACCTCGAAGACACACACGAAATTAACCGAAAAGTAACCAACAGATTTACGCTCGTAACCATTGAAAAATGGGCGGTTTACCAATCTGACACAAGCGACGATAACCAACAAATAACCAACAAACAACCAACAGATAACCAACAGATAACCACATCCAAGAATATAAGAAATAAAGAAATAAAGAATAATAATATATATAGTCCGCGTTTTCACGCGGACTGCGCGGAGATCGTCGGTTATTTGAACACCGTCACGGGATCCAGATACAAGACTTCCGGGAAGAAAACACGGTCACTGATCAAAGCGCGGATGGCGGACGGATTCACGGTCGAGGATTTCCGGGAGGTCATCGACAAGAAGGCGGCGGAGTGGAGAGGGACCGACATGGCGAAGTTCCTCCGGCCGGAAACGCTTTTCGGCCCGAAGTTCGAAGGATACCTCAACCAGCCGGAGAAACCGAACGTCTTCAATATCGAGTTTTAGGAGGAGCGCAGGATGACAAAGAACGAAACACGGGCGCTGGTGTTCATGCTGATGGGCGCGTATCCGATGAGGAATATGAACACGGACACCCAGCGGATGCAGCTGATGCTCTGGCACGAAGCGCTCCGGGATCATGACGCGAAGATCGTGAACAGGATCGTCAAAGAGTGGATCTTCCACGAAAAGTTCTACCCGAGCATTTCGGAGATCCGGGAGATCGTGATCGCGGAAGAGCGGAGAGCGCGGCAGGCGCTCACGAGCGCGGAACAGGAAGTCGCCTTATGGGAAGCGGTGGTCAGCGGACAGATTGCGCTTCGGGATATGAGCGACGCGAAGCGGAAGCTGGAAAAAGCGAGAGAGGACCTCAGGAGGGCGAAGGAATATGCAAGTGAGCACGGTTATCAGATCGGAAACGGAACAGGAAGCTCGCTCGAGGCTCCAGCGGCTACAGCCGGAGCTGCAGAGGATGCGGCGCGCAAATAAGCAGCTATGGACGGCGAGGGAGTGGGCGCGGTTCCGCGATCTGCAGTTCAAAGCGGATTTTTACGAAGGGGAGCTCGAGTGGATGCGGAAGCAGCGCGATAAGCAGGCCCGGATCATAGAAGCGAACAGAAGGAAGCGCGGCTGGGCGACGGGAGGAACTTATGGCGAAGAATGACCAGACAGCGAAGCAGGACGCAGGGAAGCTGGAGTTGATGCACGTTCCTCCGGAGATCATCGAGGATATCGCAGAGGTCCGGATGTACGGAAACAGGAAATACGGGGACCCGGACAACTGGAAGACCGTCGAGGAAGAACGATACTGGAATGCGCTGTTCCGGCATCTGGTCGCATGCATGCGGGATCCGGAAGCGGTGGATCCGGAGAGCGGGATCGAGCACTATAAGCACATCGCGTGTAATATCGCGTTCATCTGCGCGCTTGAGAGACAAAAGCGCGAGAAGATCATCACGGTCGACGAGCTGATGCAGATGGAGGAGCCGGACGTGATCCGGGTGCCGCAGGAGATCCTTGGCGACGACTGCGCGAGCAGGAAACCGGCGGAAGACATACCGCAGGTCACGGTATGGGGTGAAGAAGCGGAGATGGCTGCGGAGGACGAAGTGAGGAAAAAGGATCAGGAAGAAGTCGCGAACCGGATAGAGTGCCAGAAATGCAGATATATCTCTAACAGCGGATCGCTTCGGACCTGTGATTATTGCTACAGGACAGGGAAGGCACGCGGCGTGGAAGTCAGCAAATGCGATCACTGGAAAGACAGCAAGCGGAGAAAGACAAAGGCGCAGATGTACCGGCACGTTTGCAGGAAATGCGGCGCGGAGTTTGAGAGCAAAAGCGCGGGAAGCCGGTACTGCCCGGAGTGCGCGGAGGTGAGAAAGAATGACGAAAAACAGCGGAAGCCGGTCGAGGAATAAGGGAAAGCGCGGAGAGCTGGAGCTCGCACACGTCCTGCAGGAACAGGGCTTTGATGCAAGACGCGGTCAGCAGTACGCCGGAGTGAACGGGGATGCCGATGTGGTCGGCGTTCCCGGCCTCCACATCGAATGCAAGCGGGTGGAGAACCTGAACGTCGAGAAAGCGCTCGTGCAGTCGGAGCAGGATGCGAGGGACGGAGAGATCCCGGTCGTTATGCACCGGCGGAACCGCGAGGAGTGGAAGGTCACCATGAGGCTCGACGACTTCGTCGGGATCTGGAAAGGAAGAGGCGACGATGTGGACATACGATGAGATTCTGCGGATTGTCCAGTCACTCATGCAGTACGGTCCGCAGGACTACAGGAAAGAGATTTATAACAGTGCGCTGTGGGATCTGATCAGAGCGCTGGAGGAGGAAAGGAGCAACGAAGATGGAAGGGGATAAGATCCGCTGCATCATCAAGCGGGAAGATGAAGGTATCGGCCACGTTACAGCCGTCAGCGACAGACTGGCGAACTGGCAGAAGCACGTTGGCGGTATGGTCGAGGCTGTCACGGATCCGAGCCGGGAGTTTGTGATCCTCTGCAATGAAGAGGGACGCCTGCTCGGTCTGCCGTACAATTGCACAGTTGAGCTGACGGACGGCACACCGGTTGACTTCGTTGGCGACATCGTGGTCGTGGGGATCTCGGAGGACGGCTCGGAGTTTGCCGACCTTCCGGAGAAGTACACGCGCAAGTGGTGGATGGGGAGGATCCGATGATGCAGATCTATCTCAGGGCGAATTTTGAGCAGTACATCGAGGAGGAGGAAGCGGTATGAAGCGATGGGAAAAGACGAGCCGCACCGTCAGAGGCGACGGGTCGAAGACGATCCGCTACGAGTGCGGAGACATGGCAATCGAGTCGCGGACTGTGCCGGTACCGCACAGCAACCGGTCCGGGTCGTGGCTGTTCACGTCGTACTGGCTGATACAAGCGGACGGGACCGAGGCGCAGTTCTTCAGCCTCAAGGACGCGAAGGACGCGGCGGAGATGCTTGAAGAAGAACCCGACAATTTTGATGTCGAGTAATGTCGAGTAATGTCGAGTTAATGTCGAGTAAATGAAAGGGGGAACGGAATGACGGAGAAACTGAAACCCTGCCCGTTCTGCGGAGGTCGGGCGACACTTGTTCGCGATATTGACTTTGTGCCGAGCGGGGTCGTGTGTACGACATGCCACTCGAAGACCGTGTTTTACCGCGTAAAGATGGAGAAGCGGGAAACGTTCGGAAGCGTCATAGACAGGATTACCGAAGCATGGAACAGGAGGGCGAACGATGAGACTGAAGATCACTGAGATAGAAGCAACAGCGGAAGACTTGAGACAGAGCAACAGCCTCTCAGACGGATTTGCAAGATTACTCCGCAATGCATTTAATCCGTATGAGCCGCATGTTGATGATGAGGAAGAGGGGGAAGACGATGAGTGCTTATGACCAAATATACAAGGCATATACTGACTCACAGAAAAATCAATTTTGGGATGCTTGGGGTATAGTCGCTTCACCGAGATTTATCCACGAATTGAGAGCTGAATGTAGGGAACGTATGGTTGTGCATAATGATGATGTCGGTGCGTTAGAAAAGGTATTCGGATTGGTAGTTATTCCTTATGATTTATTGGACGATGAAACTTGCTATGTTGTCGATAAGCAATTAGGACGAACAATTTTAGGGCAGACAGAAAGGAGTAGCAAATGAAAGAATATATAAAAATCGAAACACCTTTTGAGAGAGATAAAGATGGTTCAAAGAAGTTGATTGAGGGCAAGTGGAGAAATGAAACAGTAGAGTATCTCCGCAATGCATGGTGGGAATTTACCGAGAAGATTGACGGGACAAACATCAGCATCGTATGGGATGGTCACAAGGTCGAGTTCAACGGCAGGACAGAAAGAGCGCAGATTCCTGCGCATCTTGTCAACAGGCTCAAAGAACTCTTCGGCGGTGAAGTGAACGAAGAACTCTTCGAGCAGACCTTTGGCGAGACACCGATGATCCTGTACGGAGAAGGATACGGAGTGAAAATTCAGAACGGCGGTCTGTACAGAAATGATGTGGACTTTATTCTGTTTGATGTCTATCAGCCTGATAGCGATATTTGGCTGAAAAGAGAATCCGTAGAAAACATCGCAAAGACGTTCGGAATCGATGTAGTTCCGATAGTCTTCGCGGGCGATATCGAGGGGGCGATTGATTTTGTAAAGACGAAGCCAAAGTCGACTATCGGCAAAGCACCGATGGAAGGACTTGTCGGCAGACCCGAAGTTGAACTTAGGGATAGATATGGCAAGAGGGTAATTGTCAAAATCAAGGTCAAGGATTTTGTGTAGACAGAATAGAGGATGAGGAAAGGTGCAGACGATGAGTAATATGCTTGCAGAATTTATAAAGATGGCGTTCGTTGCACTTTCGTTTGTGTTTATAGGTTACCAAGTGGGAAGAAACAGAGGCAGATGAGTAAGGAGCGAACGATGACGGCGAAGGAGTTCATGAGACAATACCGGCGGTTAACGGTGCGGATCCGGCAGCTTGACGAAGATATAGCGCGGCTCGAGGCAGAGATCGACAGCACCGCGATCAACTATGACGGGATGCCGAGAGGGTCGAAGATCTCGAACAAAACGCAGACGCTGGCGGTCCAGCTCGCCGAACTGAAGGACAAGAAAGTCCGGCTCAGATCCGAAGCGTGGCACAAGCGCGAAGAGATCCAGGCGGTGATTGACAGCATCGAGAACCCGGTCTATGCAAGTCTGCTCCGGTGCCGGTACGTGGACTTTATGACGTGGCAGGAGATCGCGGACCATATCGGGTATGAGATGAACTACACCGCGACCAAGCTGCACGGCAGGGCTCTCCACGCTGTCTCCGAAAAGATGACTAAAAAAGACGAATAGCAGTTGTGTTATTGTTAAACTGCCAGAGATGGCAAACAGCGAACCTCCAGCTGACAGTAACGTCCCACAAACCCGGTCGTGTGCCGGGTTTTCTTGTGGGACAATACAGGTCCGGGAGAACGCGAACACGAAACCATCAGGTCAGGAGAGGGGACCCGGAACCACCACCAGCCGGGTCCTCGCTGACAGATGCGGAGGAAGACATGGCGAGGGAGTTTGCCAAGCAGTTCTACAGTTCGAAAGCATGGCAGGACTGCCGAGAAGGATATGCCAAGAGCCGGCGGTACCTGTGCGAGAATTGTCTCAGGCGCGGGATCTACAAGCCAGGGGAGATCGTACACCACATGATCGAGATCACGCCGGATAACATCTGCAGGCCGGAGATCTCGATGAACTGGGGCAACCTTCAGCTCCTGTGCCGGGACTGTCACGCGGAACAGCACAAGAAACGGAGCAAGGGCAGGCGGTTCGTGGTCGGAGACGATGGAAAAGTACACACGATATAGCCCCCATGTTGCAAAATGAGGGCATATTACCACTAGACCGGCGTGTGAACTTTAGATTTGCATAAACCAACGCAGAGAAGGCCGGATTTGGAGGTAGTATGGCCGGAGAGCACTGGATTTACAAGTATTATCAAGGAATTAAGGACGGCACGTACACGGTCGGGCGGTGGATCGAGCTGATTTATGAGCGGATCATCCGGGATCTGGAAGCGGGCGTGTATTCTTTCGACCAGAAGAAGGCGAACGCGGCGATCGACTGGATCCAGGCACATTGTTTCCACACAGAAGGACCGAAAGCACCGCAGCCGTTCATGTTGGAGGTCTGGCAGAAGGCGTTTTTCAGCTGCGTCTACGGGCTCGTGGACAAGGACGGGAACCGGCAGTTCCGGGAGGTCGTTCTGGTCGTCGGAAGGAAGAACGGCAAGACAAAGATCGCTTCCGCCTGTGCCGCGTATACGTGGCGGCTCGAGGGCGGATTCGGCTCCAGGGTGTTCTGCATCGCTCCGAAGCTCGACCAGGCTGATCTGGTCTACAACGACATCTGGACGATGACGCAGCTTGACCCGGAGTGGAAGGAGCTCCGGGAAAAGGTCAAGGTCGTGGACTCTCAGCGGCGTCTGGTCAACGACGATTCGATGCTGGCACGGCACCGGCAGACGGATCTGTCCATCCCGGGCACGAACAGCACCGTGAAGAAGATCGCGTTCAGTGCCAAGAAATCGGACGGATTCAACCCGTCCCTTGCGATCTGCGATGAGGTCGCGGCGTGGGAAGGCGACAAGGGTCTGAAGCAGTACGAGGTCATGAAGTCCGGCATGGGCGCGAGACCGGAAGGGATCCTGCTCAGTTGCACGACTTCGGGTTACATCAACGACAGCATTTACGACGAGCTGATCAAGAGATCGACTCGTTTTTTATTGGGCGACAGCAAGGAAAAGAAGCTGCTCCCGTTCCTGTATATGATCGACGATATCGAGAAGTGGAACGATATCGACGAACTCAGGAAGGCGAACCCGAACCTTGGCGTGTCTGTTACGGCGGACTACATGATCGAGGAGGTCGCCATTGCAGAGGGTTCTCTGTCCAAGAAAGCGGAGTTTCTATGCAAGTACTGCAACATCAAGCAGAACAGCTCCCTGGCATGGCTCCCGGCTCAGACGGTCGACAGGATCACCGGGGAGCATCTGGATCTGGCGGACTTCCGGGACAGTTACTGCGTCGGTGGCATCGACCTGTCGCAGACAACGGACCTGACCGCGTGCACCGCTGTTATCGAGCGGGACGGGATCCTGTACGCGTTCGCGCAGTTCTTCATGCCGGCGGAGAAGATCCAGGAGGCTGCAGAGCGGGACGGGATGCCGTATCAGATCTACCAGCAGCGGGGCCTGCTCACAGCATCGGGCGAGAACTTTGTGGACTATCACGACTGCGAAGCGTGGTTCCGCATGTTGGTCGAAGAGTATCAGATCTATCCGCTGAAGGTCGGATATGACCGGTACTCGTCGCAGTATCTGGTGCAGGATATGTCCGGGTACGGGTTCCACATGGACGATGTCTACCAGGGCGACAACCTGTGGCCGGTCCTGCAGGAGCTCGAGGGCATCATCAAGGACGGACGCATCAACATCGGCGACAATGACCTGTTAAAGGCTCACCTGCTCAACGCGGCGATCAAGATATCGACGGAGCGGGGCCGGGGCAGGCTTATCAAGATAAATCAGACGGCTCGCATCGACGGCGTGGCTGCTTTAGCGGATGCGATGACCGTCCGGCAGAAGTGGTACAGCGAGATCGGTGCACAGCTGAGTAACAAGAGGTGACCAGATGGGACTTTTTGACAGTATCTTCCGGCCGGGCAGAGCGAGGGAAGCTGAAAGAGCGCTGAACAGTGCGCGGAGCTATTTCGAGACCTTCACTGCTTACCGGCCAATCTTCACAAGCTGGGGCGGGATGATCTACGAGTCTGAGCTCGTCAGATCCGCGATCGATGCCAGGGCGCGGCACATCTCAAAGCTCAAGATCGAGACGATTGGGACGGCAAACACGTCGCTCCAGTCAAAGCTCCGGCAGGGACCGAACCAGTGGCAGACGTGGAGCCAGTTCCTGTACAGGACAAGCACGATCCTGGACATCCACAACACCGCTTTTGTCGTGCCGGTACTGGATGACAAGCTGACCACGACGGGGCTCTATCCTGTGCTCCCGACGCGGTGCACGGTCGTGGACTATCGGGGAGAGCCGTGGCTTCGGTACGAGTTCAGCTCCGGACAGGTCGGCGCAATAGAACTCCGCCGGTGCGCCGTTCTGACCAAGCACCAGTACAAGAACGATTTCTTCGGGGAATCGAACCGGGCACTGGACGAGACCATGAAGCTGATCCATATCCAGAACGAAGGCATCGAAGAAGGCGTCAAGAACTCGGCCACGTTCCGGTTTATGGCTAGGCTGGACAACTTCTCAAAGCCGGAGGATCTCGCGAAAGAACGGGAACGGTTCACGGCCCTGAACTTCTCAAGCGAGTCGGATGCCGGCGGGTTTCTGCTGTTCCCGAACACCTACAAGGACATCAAGCAGATCGATGTCAAGCCGTATACAGCGGACGCGGAACAGATGAGGCAGATCCGGGAAAATGTCTTCGAATACTTCGGCGTGAACGAAGATGTACTGCAGAACAAAGCGTTCGGCGACGCGTGGTCGGCATTCTACGAGGGCGCGATCGAGCCGTTCGCGATCCAGTTCTCAGAGTCGGTAACAAAGGCTCTGTTCTCGGAACGGGAGCGAGCACAGGGGACGTACATCATCGCGACGTCGAACCGGCTGCAGTACATGACCAACAAGGACAAGCTGGAAGTGTCTGCTCAGCTGCTGGACAGAGGAATATTCTCTGTGAATGAAGTACGCGACATCTGGAACCTGCCGCGCGTCGAGAACGGAGACGAGCGCATCATCCGGGGCGAATACTACAACGCGGACGAACGGGTCACGATACAGGAAGGAGGCACAGATGATGCCAGTGAAGAGTGACAGAGAATACAGAAACATGACTCTTGAAATTCGCACCGAACCGAATGCGGAAGAAGAGAAGAAGATGATCGTCGAAGGATACGCGAGCACTTTCGACGAACCATACACGCTTTACGAGGGCGACAACTGGAAATATCAGGAAATCGTCGACGCGAGGGCGTTCGACAACACGGACATGGCGGACGTGATCATGCAATATGACCATGCCGGCCGCGTCTTCGCAAGAAAAAGCAACAATACCCTGACCGTCACACCTGACGAGCGGGGTTTGTTTATATCCGCAGACCTCGGTGGTACCGAGCTGGGACGCCAGCTTTACGAGGAAATCCGCGGAGGCTACACGAACAAGATGAGCTTCGGCTTTACGGTCGACGGTGATGAAGAGGTCAGGGCAAAAGACCCGGACGGATATCTCACCATCACGAGGCGGATCACATCTGTTCGCAAACTCTACGACGTAAGCGCAGTATCAATCCCGGCGAACGATGCGACAAGCATTTCGGTTCGTAATCTGACCGACGGAGTGATCGAGAGGATTCAGGCGGAGCGACTTGAGGAGGAGAAGCTGGAGCTGAGGCGTAGGAAATTACTGGCTAAAGCTAAGTTAAACGGAGGTCAGAGATGACAAGAGAAGAGATCATGACACTCGACGCAGAGCAGCTCGACACCCGTTCCGCAGAGCTCGCTTCCGAAATCGAGATCGCTGAAACCAACGAGGCGATGGACCTGATCCAGGCAGAGCTGGAAGCAATCGAGGAACGCAGGGCACAGATCAAGCTCGAGATCGAGCAGAGAAAGCAGGACATGGCCGCTGTCATCCAGGGACAGGGCGATGTTATCGAAACAGCTAAGGACGAAAGGAAAGTCAAAACCATGGAAGTAAGAAACACAGCGGAATACATCAACGCGTTTGCGGATTACATCAAGACCGGCAACGACATGGAGTGCAGAAAGCTGACGTCTGAGAACGACACCACTCCGAACGGCACCGGCACTGTAGCGGTCCCAGAATTTGTCTATGACATCGTCAAGACCGCATGGGAGAGAGAGGGCATCATGTCTCTCGTCCGCAAGAGCTACCTGCGCGGAAACCTGAAAGTGCAGTTTGAGATCAGCGGAAGCGACGCGGCTATCCATGCAGAAGGCGACACGGCTGTCAGCGAGGAGACACTGGTCCTCGGTATCGTGAACTTGATCCCGCAGAGTATTAAGAAGTGGATCAGCATCTCCGATGAGGTCTATGATCTCAGAGGCGAAGCGTTCCTGCGTTACATCTACGATGAGCTGGCATACAGAATCGCGAAGAAGGCGGCTGACACCATGATCGCGAAGATCGAGGCTTGCGGCACCGTTTCCACGACCACCTGCCCGAGAGTTCCGAAGCTCACGGCGGCATCCCCGGCGGTCGGCACTGTTGCGGCTGCTATGGCTCTCCTGAGCGACGAGGCGGCGAACCCGGTCGTTATCATGAACAAGGCGACATGGGGCGCGTTCAAGGCGGCGGAATACGCCGGCAGCTTCCCGGTTGACCCGTTCGAAGGACTCCCGGTCGTGTTCAACAACACGATTAAGTCGTCTGCAGTTGCGACGACTGGAGAGACCTACGCGATCGTCGGCGACCTGGGCCACGGTGCTCTGGCGAACTTCCCGAACGGCGAAGGAATCGACTTCAAGTTTGACGAGCTGAGCAGAAAGAAAGAAGACCTGATCGAGGTCCTCGGCCGTGAGTACGTCGCTCTGGGCGTCGTTGCGGCGGATGCGTTCGTCAAGATCGTAAAATAGCTTTATATCAGCGTGGAGGTGACTGATATGAGAAAGATCCTGATCGCGGTGCCGTGCATGGACCAGATGCCGGCACAATTCGCGCACAGTCTGGCGACCCTGACATCATACGGGGTCGAAAACGCAGAGGTCTCTATCTGGTTTCAGATCGGTTCGCTGATCTATTCGAGCCGGGACGAGATCGCGAAGAAGGCCATCATGGACGGGGCAGATCTCGTTATGTGGTTCGATTCGGATATGGTTTTTAACTATGACACACTTCGGAATATGCTGAAACTCATCGACGAAGGGAACGACATGGTGACGGGAATCTATTACAGACGAACGCCGCCATATACGCCGGTCGCCTTCAAGAAGCTGGACCTGACGGAAGACGGGGCCGGCTTCGACTGGGAAGAGTTCGACGAGATCCCGGAAGGTCTGTTCGAGGTCGCTGCCTGCGGCTTCGGGTGCGTACTAATGCGGACCGAGATCTTCATCGCGGTCTTCAGTAAGTTCGGTCAGATGTTCACACCGATGGCACACAGCGGCGAAGACGTCGCGTTCTGCTGGAGGGCGAGGCAGTGCGGGTACAAGATCATCGCGGATCCGTCGATCGCCCTGGGACACGTCGCACACACGATCGTGACAAAGGACTTTTTCAAGAATTATCAGTCAACACTACGGAAGAACAAAGAGGGGCGGGGCAAATAGTCCCGTTCCTCTCATGAGGTAAACAAAATGCTCGACAAGGTAAAGGCAGCTTTAAGAATAACGACCACGGCGATGGATGACGAGCTCGCGGATCTGATCACCTCTGCGCTGGCTGATCTCGGTCTCGTCGGGATCCAGGACAGCGTTCTGGTGGCGGATACATGCCCGGCTCTGGTGCGGACTGCGGTGATCACATACTGCAAAATGCGGTTCGGTCTGCCGGAGGACTACGACCGGTTGAAGGCGTCATATGACGAGCAGAAGGCACAGCTGATTACCGCAACAGGATATACGGAGTGGGTGGTGAGATGCGATGTATGATACCGTCATTACGCTGAAGAAGCAGAAGGCGAAGACCTATGACACCGAAGGGAACGAGATCATCACATATCAGGAAACGGACGTTTTCGCAATGCCTCGGGGCGTTTATCAGTCTGAATTTTATAACGCGGCACAGGCGGGGCTTCATCCCTCCGTGACGTTCCGGCTGACGAACAAAGCGGACTATCACGGGGAGCGGATCGTGGTCTGGAATGGCACGGACTACACTGTCATCCGGGCAGACTGGACGGCTCAGCGTGACCACATCGACCTTATCTGCGAGGAGCGTGTTCGGAATGGCTAAGACCGAAAGCGTGGAGATCCAGATGGCGGAGATCCTGAGCGAGTACAGCGAACAAGTCCGGGGTGTCGTGGAACAGGCAGCAGAACAGGCGGCGAAGGATACAGTGCAGACGCTGAAGAACACCTCGCCGAAACGGTACGGAGCATATGCCCGTTCCTGGACTGCGAAGCGTGACGGCGACAGCTGGATCGTTCACAACTCGAAGCACTACCAGCTGACGCACCTGCTCGAAAATGGTCACGTTATCCGCAACAAGAAGGGCACGTACGGACGCACCAACGGTATCAAGCACATTGAGCCCGCAGAACAGGAAGGCATCCAGAACTTTGAGAGCCGGATCGAAAGGGGGCTGGCATGACAATCTATCAGACTCTGCAGACGATCGGGCTCCCGGTCGTCTACTCACATTTCCGGGACGATTCGAGCCCGGTCGAGCCGCCATATATCGCATACATCGGAGCCGGACAGAACACCATGTCCGCAGACGATACGTGGTACTGGCGCGAGAACCTTTACCAAATCGAGTACTATTTCAAGAATAAGAGCGAGACGAACGAGACCGCGATCGAGAACGCGCTCCTGACTGCCGGCTACCGGTACGGCAAGAGCGAGGACATCTTCATCGAGGACGAGGGCGTCTTCGTGATCTATTACACTGTGTGAGAAAGGAACCGAACACATGGCAAACAAGGTTGAATTTGGCATCAGCCAGCTGCATGTCGGTACATACACCGTTGGAACAGACGGAACGGCCGTTCTCGGCACTCCGTATCATCAGGCGGGTGCTGTTTCGTTCTCCCCGGAAGAGCAGAGCGAGAACAACACCTTCTACGCTGACAACATCGCATACTGGTCCGGGTACTCCGGCGGCAACATCGAAGGCGATCTCGAAGTGGCGATGTTCGATGACGCATTCAAAACGCAGTTCCTCGGCTATGTGACACTGACCAACGGCGGACTGGCATCGGTAAAGAATGCGACGAAGCCGAGCGTTTACATCGCATTCCAGGTCGAGGGCGATGCGGAGAGCCGCAGAGTCATCCTGTACAACTGCAGCCTCGGGGCGATCGGACGCAGCTATGAGACGATCGGAGAGACGAAGGAGCCGACAACGGAGACGCTCCCGATCATCTGCACCGGCGACAATAAGACGGGCGTTACGAAGGCGGTCCTGAAGCAGACGGACAGCGGATACGCGACACTGTTCACAGCACCGACGGCACCGGCTATCACATCCTAACAGCAAGGGCGGGGCTTATGTCCCGCCTTTTCGTTCATAACTGGAGGTAAACGTGGAGAAGACAATCAAGATCGGAGACAAGGATGTCCGGCTGAGCAATAACATCGGCTGGGCGATGGAATACCGCGACCAGTTCGGGAGAGACATCGTTCCGGCTCTCATGCCGGCACTGTGGGGACTGCTGAACGTGGCCGGGGAACTGATCCAGGCATCAAACGGGACCGGGAAGGTCTCGCTCGAAGATATCACGGATCTGATCAAGGGCGACTCGTTCACAGAGGCAATGATCAAGCTGTCCGGGCTCGAGTTCGTGGATTTTATCAACATCACCTGGTCACTGGCAAAGTGCGCGGACGGATCCATCCCGGAGCCGCGTGAGTGGGTGCGCGGGTTCGACGAGTTCCCGCTCGATATCATTGCGCCTGAAGTGTTCCGGCTGATACTGGCGGGGGTCATGAGCTCAAAAAACTCGGCAAGGCTTCGGGAGACAGTAAAGAGCCTGAAGCCGGAGACAACACAGCAATAGACCTCGACACGATCATCCTCGCGGCTATGGAGCGCGGTCTGACGATGAGCGACGTCCGGCGGATGACCATCGGAGCGGTCGTGGACTTTTCGATTGCGTACAACGAGCGGCAGGAACAGGCGCAGAAGGCGAAAGAACGGCGCGAGAAGCAGAAAGATAAACCGAAGAAGCGGAAGGCAACACAAGCCGACATCGACGCATTTTTCGGATAGGAGGCAACAATGGCAAGCGGCTCCATCAAAGGGATTACGATAGAGTTCCGAGGCGAGACGACAAAGCTCGACAAGGCTCTGAAGGATGTCAACAAACAGACGCGAAGCATCGACAAGGAACTGCAGAAGGTCGACAAGGCTCTGAAGTTTAACCCGACATCGGTCGAGTTATGGCGGCAGAAACAGGAGCTCCTGACGAAAAAGGTCAGCGAGACGCGGGACAAGCTGGATCTGTTAAAGCGGAAACAGCAGGAACTGGACGCGGCCGGTGTCGAGAAGTCCTCGGACGAATATCGGAACCTGCAGAGGGAGATCATCGAGACCGAGAGCAAGCTGAAGCACTTCAACGCTCAGCTCAAGGCGATCGGCTCCCCGAAACTGCAGGCGATGGGCGCGGAGTTCCAGAAGGCGGGCAAGAGCATCGAGAAGGCTGGACAGTCCCTCAAGGGATTCTCCGCTGCCGGTGCTGCAGCTGCCGCGACGGTCGGTGCGCTCGCGGTCAAGTCGGGCGAATGGGCCGACGACCTGAGCACGATCTCGAAGCGGTACAACATCGCCACGGACGACCTGCAGAAATACAGCGCGGCGGCAAATCTGGTTGACGTTTCGGTCGAAGATATCGCGGCGAGTCACGTCAAGCTGACCAAGAGCATGTCCTCCGCGAAAGACGGGACCGGGGCACAGGCTGAAGCGTTCAAGCAGCTCGGGATCAACATCACCAACGCGGACGGAACGCTCCGGGACGCAGACACGGTCTGGCAGGAAACCATCGCCGCTCTGGGCGAGATGGAAGAAGGCACAGAACGTGACGCGCTGGCGATGCAGCTCATGGGCAAAAGCGCGAACGCTCTGAACCCGCTCATTGAAGACGGCGGCGAAACGTACAAGAACGTGGCCGAGACCCTGGCAAAGTACAACCTCGACTTTGTTGACGAGGAGACACTGGCAAAGGCGAACCAGTTCAACGACACGCTCGACACCATGAAGGCTGTCGGAATGGTCGCGATCCAGAACGTGGGCGCACAGCTGGCAGGGTATCTCGTGCCGGCACTGGAGAAGCTCGCGGACTGGATGGGTAAGGTCGCGGAATGGCTCGGCAACTTGGACCCGCAAGTCCTCGCCATCATTGGAGTCGTCGGGGCACTCGTCGCGGCTGTCGCTCCTGTCCTGATCTTCGTCGGAAAGCTGGTGCAGGGTATCGGGATGCTGATGACGTACGGGCCTATGATCGTTGGCGCGCTGGGTTCGGTCCTTGCGGCGATCGGTCCTGTGATCCTGATCATCGGCGGTCTCGTTGCGGCAGGAGTGCTTCTGTACAAGAATTGGGACACCATCAAGGCGAAGGCGATCGAGTTATACAACAAGGTCAAGACCACATTTGAGAATGTCAAAAACTCGGTCGTGACAACGTTTGAGAACCTCAAGAACAAGGTCAAGAGTATCTGGGAAAACATCAAGTCCTCGATCACGAAGCCGATCGAGAGCGCGAGGGAAATCGTAAGGAGCGCGATCGAAAAGATCAAAGGCCTGTTCCCGCTCAGCATCGGGAAGATCTTCAGCAACTTAAAGATCCCGCACATCAAGGTAAAAGGCGGCAAGGCTCCGTTCGGTATCGGCGGCCTCGGAGAAAAACCGAGTATTTCCGTCGACTGGTACGACAAGGGCGGCATCTTCAGGAGCCCGACCGTCATCGGCGTCGGCGAAAAGAGGCCGGAGTTTGTCGGAGCCCTGGATGACCTCCGGGACATCGTCCGGGAAGAATCAGGCGGGAGCGGGATCACGATCAACGTCTACGGCGCTGAAGGTCAGAGCGCATCTGCTATCGCTGCAGAGGTCGAGCGGAGATTGATCGCGGCACAGAAACGGAGGAGGATGGCATGGCAATAATCAGGACAGGGTCGATATTCAAAACCCTGCGCTTCGGCACCGTGGACTCGGGTGACTTCGGGATCTACATCACAGGATCCGCAGTCTATAACGCGCCGGAGAGGGCAGTCGAGCGGGTATCTGTACCGGGTCGAAACGGGGCTCTGATCATCGATCAGGGACATTTTGAGAACGTGCCGGTCACTTACCCGGCAGGGACGTTTGCGACGTCACAGAGCGAATTTGCGGCGAATATAGGGGCGTTCAGAAACGCAGTCCTGTCCCAGTTAGGGTATCAGAGACTGGAAGACGACTACAACCCGGACGAGTACAGGATGGCTAACGCATCTGCAGGTTTCGACGTGGAACCGGCACCGGGCAGGGTCGCGGGCGAGTTCGAGCTGGTCTTCGACTGCAAGCCTCAGCGGTTCCTGACTGCCGGCGAATCCGAGACCGCCATCACCGCATCCGGGGACGCGATCACGAACCCGACCATGTTCGAGTCCGAGCCGTTACTGGTTCTGGACGGGTACGGGAAAATTGATTTCAACGGATATGAGATGGAGGTGTATAACACCGAGGTCGGCACGGTAAAGATATCAGAGTCCGTGAGCAATGTCGGGCAACAGATCGTTCCGGCTATGGGCGTTACACTGCATCAGGAATATGGTTACAATCCGGGAAGTTTCAACCCGGGTGATGCCATCAAAATCAGCGGGCTGACGTTCTATGGAGCAATATCGGGAGTGACAGGGGTCACGCTTCAGAGCGTTTCAGGCTCCGGCTATACTGGCGTTACGGTAGACGGAGGGAAGTCCGGGGTTACACCGGCAATTGTGGTATCATTCCCGGACATCGATTTTGTTGCCGGAACGGATGATTCTGTATCGTACACATTCACAGCTGCTGTGCAGTTAGCCAGATCCGGAGGGCAGCCGATATTTTCATATACCATTCCGTCCGGGCATCCGGCTCTGTTTACGATCACGCATGACGCGGCAAACGGGGTCATCTCGATCGACTGGTACTTCGGAAGCACGAACACGAATTACTACCTCGGGCAGGGGTTCGGCGGCACGTTCACATCCATGCTCGGCTTCGACAGCATCATCGGCAATTCGACGTATGTGACCATAACTGATTCTGTCTACATCGACACCGAAATTGGCGAAGCCTACATCATCCAAGGCGGGGAGCCGGTCAGCGTCAACAACTCTGTCAGCATCGGGGCAGAGCTTCCGCGGCTGGCACCGGGAGCGAATGTGGTCACGTTCGATAACACGTTTGACAGCGTCAAGATAAGACCGAGGTGGTGGCGGTTATGATTCCGATCCTATACGAGAAAAACGAGACATCATTCGCTTCGAACGGTGTCTGCCGGTTATACGACTGCATCAGCTGCGTCGCAACGGAAGAACGGAACGGAATCTATGAACTGGATTTCGAGTACCCTGTAAGCGGCAGGAACTTCAGCCAGATCATCCCAGGGCGAATCATCGCCTGTACTCATGACGACTCGGGCGATGTTCAGCCCTTTGATATCGTGGGCTATTCCAAGCCGATAAGCGGCGTGGTCACGTTCCACGCGGTCCACATCAGTTACCGGCAAACGGCAATGGTCGCGGTGGGGAGCAACATCCAGTCCATTGCCGATGCCTTCACGATGCTGTCCGCCGCCGAGCCCGAAAACCCGTTCGAGTACCAGACCGACATCACACCCGGGACCGGCTACATGGCAGCAGCCGACGGGATCCCGAAGAGCGTCCGGTCGTATCTGGGCGGGGTAGAAGGCTCGATACTGGATACATGGGGCGGTGAGTATCTGTGGGACAGGTTCACCGTGAAACTGCTCGAGGCCCGGGGACAGCTGAGGAACGTAACCATCCGTTACGGGCTCAACTTAATCGATTACAACGAGGATGCGGACTATTCACAGAGTTATGTGTCCGCGGTCCCGTACTGGTCCGGCGATGACGGTGCCGGCGGGACTACGGTCGTGATCGGGGACAGGACGGACTCGGGAGCGGAATCGTTCAGCGGCAGGATGGAAACGGCGGCGCTCGACCTCACGGACAAGTTCGAGGGCAAGCCGACGAAAGCGCAGTTACAGAACTTAGCACTGACCCGGATGCAGAATTTGAACACGGAATTGCCGGACAGGACGATCTCGGTGAACTTCGTAAATCTCCGGGAGACGGCGGAGTACGAGAACTTCGCACCACTGGAACGGTGCGGGCTCTGTGACAGTGTTCGGGTAGTCCTGCCCAAGTACAACGTCTCGACCACGTTCAAAATCGTCAAGACGGTCTGGGACGTTCTGGGCGGCAGATACAACGAGTTGGAACTCGGAAGCCTTTCGACCTCGCTCGCTGAGGCTCTCGGAGTCGGACAGGGCTCGGACAGCAGCGCAACAGCGGACCCGGTCGAGTACGTGACGGTGACGGGTGCGGAGAACGGCTGGGAGTGGGTCAAGTACTCAACAGGTCGCTTCGAGGCATGGCTGAACCAGTCCGCTTCTGTGACACTGACCACAGCACAATTCGGGGCTTCCGGGTGGTATCGGAACAACCCGGCGTACACCATCACAGTCCCGACCTCTGCAGGTTCCGTGACCGTGACACATGCGGACGTACACGCCATCACGGGGCTTGCCGGCATGTATACGACCGTGACCGGGCTCAGCTCGGGGACGGTGTCGTATTACGTGATCTACAGCGGACAGTTAACGAACCGGGCGGCGACGATTACGGCGTACATATCGGGTACGTGGACATAGGAGGCAGAGCAAATGTTACAGACATGGCGAGATATTCAAATTGTCATTACAGCGTTCGGGGGAGTGATAGGAGCGTTTCTCGGCAACATGGACGGACTACTTTATACGCTTATCGCTTTTATCATCATCGACTATATCACGGGCTTCCTCTGCGCTATCGTGGAGCGTGACCTGTCGAGCGAGGTCGGTGCCCGGGGTATTGCAAAGAAGGTGGTCATCCTGTTGCTGGTCGGGATCGCGAATCTTATCGACATCAACGTGATAAAAAGCGGGGCAGTCGTTCGGACAGCAGTGATCTTCTTCTACCTGTCGAACGAGGGCGTGAGCATACTCGAGAACGCGGGGAGGCTCGGGCTCCCGATCCCAACCAAGTTAAGGAACGTCCTGGCACAGCTCCGGGACAACGCAGAAGGCGAGGAGAGCGAGGAGAGCGAAGATGGAGAATAACAGGATTATTAACTTCACAGCGGTAAATGAGCGGCTGGAGTCTGGCTGTCCCGGCGGCTACCCGTCCGATTCCGTGGCATGGATCCGGGCAGAGTTCGACCTCGGCACGGGCTGGAACGGCTTCCAATCGGTCCGGGCGGTATGGCAGAATGGCGTAACGGTGATATCCACGGTACTGGACGCATCCGGGGCCTGCACGGTCCCGTGGGAGGTCCTGCAGTACCGGGGGACGGTCATGGTGAATCTGGTCGGAAGCGACGCAGAGGACGACGTATTGGTCGACCGCTTGACCACGTTCCGGGTTCCGGCGGTGAAAGTGACGGACAAGGTAAACGTCAGCGGCTCGGAAACGGCTCCAGTAACACCGAGCCAGTTCGAGCAGTTCGTCAGCATTGTCACGGAAGAAGCCGAAGCAGCAGAAGAGGCGCAGAGAGTCGCAGAAGCGGCACGGGATGAGGCTGTGGCATCGGCAGGGGCGGCGGCACTTTCGGAGCAGAACGCAAGCGCATCGGAGCAGGCGGCGGCGGCATCGGAACAGAATGCGGCAACGTCCGAGGAAAACGCGGAAGGCTACATGGAACGGGCAGAAACGGCGGCAGAGAACGCAGAGCAGTCCGCGGCGCAGAGCGGCTACATGAATTTCTGGATTAACGACGGCGGTCATCTGATAATGGAGCGGGTCAACAGCCCGGTAACGTTTTTCTTGCAGAACGGTCATTTATTCGTAGAGGAGGCAGTTTGATGGCTACAATCGATTTAGGACTTGTAACGGCGTATGCATACGCCGTATCTAAAGGCTACAGCGGCACGGAAGCGCAGTTTGCATAGGAGTTAGCCAACCTCGTGGGCATGACCGCACAGGCAACAACGCTTCCGGCGGGGTCGAGCGCGACAGCGGCATATAACAACGGTGTACTGTCTCTCGGAATCCCAAAAGGGGACAAGGGCGACACGGGGAACACGGGACCTGTCGGACCTACGGGACCAACGGGACCAACGGGCGCAACGGGCAACGGAATTGCTTCGGTGGCGAAGACAGGAACGGTCGAACTTGTGGACACCTACACGATTACGTTTACAGACGGAAGCACCACGACCTTTACCGTCACCAATGGCGAAGACGGCACGGTCACTCCCGAGCAGATGGCGGCGGCGATTGCGGCGGCACTGGTGGACTATGCGAAGACGGATGGCTATTACATCGACATGTCTGTCGGCAACGCAGAACAGTTGATTTCCGACATCTACGAGGAAGACCAAGTCCCGTACACCTTCCGCACCAGTGGCGGGTCACTGGACATCGGCGACAGGGAAGTGGATGAGATTGTCGGCGGGACGGTGGCATGGAATCAACTGGTGAACACTACTAGTGGAACCTACACAAATAACGGAATCACATACACCGTTGCCAGTGATGGCACGATAACCGCAAACGGAACCGCAACGGGGAACTCCTATTTGAATGTGGGAGCAAATTATACGGATAGGCTAAACCACAAAATCTTTATCGGCGGCTGTCCGAGTGGCGGTGCGGTTAACACCTACTTTGTAAAAGAAGGGTACACAAACGGAGATGCGGGTAAAGACATTGGAAACGGAGCCATTATTGTTGGACGTGCGTCTTGCATCTGCCAACTCGATATCTTTCAGGGCGTTACGGTTAATAACATCAAGTTTCGCCCACGATTCACCGACCTCACCCTCGCCCTCGGCACCACAATTGCCGATTACGTTTACAGCCTTGAACAGGCAACAGCGGGGGCAGGAGTGGCATGGCTGAAAAACCATTTCCCGAGGATGTTCAGCCAGTACAACGCTTACGAACCGGGTGCGCTTGAGTCCGTGAGCGGGGTCAGTGCGCATGAGATGACCGGGTTTAATCAGTGGGATGAGGAGTGGGAGTTAGGCGGTCTGACGATCGGAGAAAACGCAATATATGACAACCGTATCAGAAGCGAGAACTATATTCCGATCATTCCGAACACAGCCTATTACGCAAACGTTCCGACTACTTATACGGGCAATGTGTGGGTGTCTTTCTACACCATTGATAAGACATATATAGCAGGGCAAAACGTAAACGGCACGACCGCAATTACCAAAAACGCAACATTCACGACTCCGGCTGATGCGTATTTTATGCGGTTCCAGATTATCAGCGCAACCACCTACAACCACGACATCAACATCAACCTCTCATGGGACGGTTCCCGTGACGGCGAATACGAACCATACGTCAAGCACAGTTACGCACTCGATGACAGCCTCACGCTCCGTGGTATTCCGAAACTGGATGCGAACAACTCGCTGTACTATGACGGGGACACGTATGCAAGTGACGGGACGGTGACGAGGAATTGGCAAGTAATTAATGATTGGGCTACGAGGGGCGCAATAGCAGAAACTATTAACGGACTAACTTGTGTATCTGTAATAATTGCGTCCATTAAAACAAACGAGCATAAAACCGATGTTATTTGCTCACGATTTGCGCTGAATGGAAATGCTGCAACAGATGTCGCTGTCGGTTCAATAGTTAACCGAACAGGCCAATACTATAATCTAGCATTCTGTTTGCCATCAGCGTTCACCACGGTTGAGGAGTTCAGAGCGTGGGCAGTTTCTAATTCGTTAGAGATTGTCGTGCCGCTTGCCTCACCGACAACCGAAACCGCAACCCCGTTCACCAATCCGCAGGTGGTCGATGATTTCGGAACGGAAGAGTACGTAACGAACAGCATCGTCCCTGTCGGGCATGTAACACAGTATCAGCCTGACTTGAAAGCCAAACTGGAAATGGCACCGGACAGCCCGGAATCAGATGGGGACTACATCGTGAGACATAGCGGCGGGCAGAATGCTTACGTTCCGCTGTCGAGCAATGCCACGATTCAGAGTATGCTTGACCGCATCACTGCTTTAGAAAATGCATAAGGGGGATACCATGGCACAGAAACGAGTAACGCTTTATAACGTAATCGACAGCAGAAACGGGCAGTTCCATTCCGTGGTCATCTGCAGGGAGAGGGATGCGAAGTATTTTGTTTCAGCGGACGGTGAGGAAGAATGACAACAGGCAACCAGATCATAACAGAAGCGAAAAAGTATCTCGGACAGGGCGGCGCGACATTCTGGAAGGATTACGGAATGCCCGCCTCCGACTGGTGCGCTGCTTTCGTCTGGGATATCATGCGAAAAGCCGGAGCATCGTCCCTGTATCTTGACGGTGGCAAAACGGCATGGGTTCCAACCGCGCAGGAATGGCTGGCGAAGAACTGCGAAAAGGTAGCGCTTAAAAACGCAAAAGCCGGGGATATCGTAATATTCACATGGGACGGAACCAGCCGGGACCACATCGGCTTTGTAGTGAAAAAGATATCCGACACGGTACTGGAAACCATCGAAGGCAACACCGGCAC